GGAGAAGAACTCCTAAAATTAAAGCAAATCAATCACAGTAAGCAAAAGCCTACCAACTAAGGTGCAATGGCTGTCTTTTCGAAGCCAGTGCGGGGAACTCCGTTTCATGCGAGTTACCCTTTTGTTTGCGACGCCGCCGGGAAGTTCCCGGCACGTGCGGTGTTACAGTCCTGTGACACCGACGTTCCTTTAAAAGACAGGACAAGCGCGCTGGTTCGTGGTCTAGACCTCGTATTGCAACATCATGGTGCATGCGAGCTGACCCGGAGTGAACTGTCAAAACAGTTACACTCGTTCCTTGATTCCGCGAATGGTGAGAAGATGTGGTTAAAGCGTGCCAAGCACACTCTCGCCTACCCTCTCGCGCGATATCTTAGAAACGAACCCCCCCCCTCGGCTGATCAAATATTCAGACCGAGTGGTCTCTTACGTCGTTACATGAAAAATCGAATGTTAACGTTCAATCGTAAGAACTCTCATCTGTGGTACAGTTGGTTTCAGGCGAAGCGATCTTCGCTGCCTGCCTCTGAAAATATTATCGAGGATACCTACACAGACCATCTTAAGGCGCTCACTGCGCCAGATGACGGGGACCAGAACACAATAGATAAGATCTTTGATGTTCCAACCTTTTCTAGACTACTGAATCGTTTGACGATCGGAGTAGCAACCAGCATGGCAGAGGAGGATTTTACCTGCTATGCTCCCACAACTTCGGCTTGTTTTGAAAACAAGAGATCGAAGGGGGGTCAACACGAATATCTTCGTACTCTCTCTCATATTGGGGAGCCCGGGATCGAACTTGGGTTCGACGAGCTCGTCTCAATGAATGAGAGACCGGTACCCTCTAGGAGGGTGTTTGACGGTGAAAAGAGGTTCCACGACACTTCCGTGACGGAATGTCGAATGAGAGTCGGCAGAGATGATTGGAAAGATCTCGCCGGACAGTCCAGGGAAATTGACAATGATGTCCCTTTGCAATGTACTATCCAGGCCGTTCTTGAACCGATGAAGGTCCGAGTAATATCCAAGGGAGAAGCTCTCCCGTATTACTCGATGAAACCTCTTCAGGTGGCCATGCATTCCATGTTAAGAAAAATGGATTGCTTTCGACTCATAGGGCGGCCTTTCTGCCCTACCGATATGATGGACTTAAAGAAAAAGTCATCACCCACTGATGAGTGGTTTTCCATAGATTACTCTGCTGCTACTGACGGTCTTTCTTATAAGTACTCTGGTAGGATTCTGGAGGAGCTAATTCGTTTGCTTCCTCCCTACCAAGCTGAAAGAGCTAGACGCGTTCTAGGTATGCATGATCTTTATTATCCGGTAAAACACGAGGTGTACGGATACAGTGGAAAAGTTGATACAGAATACCGCGGTCAGATGACGCGGGGTCAGTTGATGGGATCGATTCTCTCCTTTCCAATCCTTTGTTTGGCGAACCTAGGTGTCTACTTGTTAGTAACACAGGATTCCCAAAAAGGTTGGACGGATGAGGAACGTTTGTCCCACGTTCTTATCAACGGCGACGATATGTTATATAGCGCGAATCCAAGTCTTTGGCCGCAGCATATCGAAGCTGGTACTAAAGTCGGTTTAAATATGAGCGTTGGAAAAGCGTACCATCACCCAGTCTATGCTAACGTAAATTCTACGTCAGTTCATTATGATCTACGCAAGACGGGTACCCCCTTTAAGGTGGGATTTTTGAACTCTGGCCTGTTCTTTGGCCAACATAAAGTTCAAGGTGGTAAGGAAGTATATGATACTCCTCTGGAGAAAGCTAGTGCTACCTTCGACATGCAAGATGATGACGAGGAGGCTAGGCCTTTAAAGGAAATTCTGACAGATCAGATTCCTCTCCTGCGCTTCTGCAAAGATGAGAACGGAGTAAAGACTCTACTCGAGGAGTTCAAAGATGACTCTCTTGTCTCTAGTTTAAATGTTTTACTAGAAGGTTCTCTCCCTGGTCGGGATGTGGGGTTGCTCAAGAAGTTTCTTTCGTTGCATAGAAAGAGTATCCTCCGCCAATGTATGTGTGTTGTTAAGAAGAGAACTAAACGCGGCTTTGTGAACCGTGTCCATGTTCGAAATCTCTTCATTCACCCATCATTAGGTGGTATGGGGGTCATTCCCCCGGTGGGATGGAAGTATGATGTCACTATCGCCGACAAGTTGCTTGCGGCATGGATGATAGAAGAGGTTGACTGTAATGTTGACCTCCAGCTTCCTTTGAAAGGCAGGGCCTTGAAGGAGGAGTCTGATGATCAGAGCCCCTGGTTTAAACGAGTTATCGAAGATGATACTTTCGTTACCATGGGACTCGGGAAATCATTTGCTCGCTCCCGGCTTCGTGTCCATAAAGTATGGCACCGTCTGCGTCTTCACCCAGTAGGATGTTCTATCCTTGCAATCCGTACTCTAAGTGAGCCGGACTATAGCCTAAATCCGATTAATCGCCTGAAGAAGGGATTGCTCGAGACATTCAGGTTGTAGCGATTAGGACAAACCAACATACGGCTGTATCTGGACTCGTTTGGAGCCGAGCCTATGCAGTTAAGACTATTGTACTCGTTTCCGAAGCGAGGGTAAAGATAATTCGTAGTGAATGGGGTTCATTCCCATAGACCATCCAAAACGTTTTCTACCACCCTGCTCGGGTGTGTGTGATGTAAACATTTACGTAGCTAACAAATCTTGTGATTTGACTAGTATCAACTTTCGTAACTGAAATGTTCACTAGGAGCCGGTTTCCCAGATTAAATACCGCTTATAAACGGATCGTGGGTTAGCGTCCTTTTGATGCTTTTACTGCTAGTTGCTTCGACATCTTATCAGGGAGTTCCTGAATGCCGAGAGACTGCACGGATGGGCACCATCCAGATTGGCTTAGTCAATTTGGGTTCATTATATGGTGTAGGAATGAATGAACAGTCCCTGCTGTTGTTACAGGGGTCCCATGCTTAACAATAAGTCACGTATGAGCGCTGCGCCTCGCAATCAGAATAAGGCGTCAACAAGAAATCAAGGTCAGATTAAGAACCAACTTCTCAAGGAAATTCGGCGAGAATTGGCACCCAAGGGTGGCCAGATTCCGAAGCCGTCACAATTGAGACGCCATGGTTCTTCCTTTCCTTCCGCTCCTGACCTCTCTCAGAGTGTACAGGCTCCCGTTTCATTAGGGAGAGTTAGACGGACAAATAACCCACTCCAACGTGGATTGGCGAATGGTGACCTCATTGTGTCCCATCGGGAATACATTCTCGATGTTCCCGGTTCCGTGGCATTTGCTGCCACTTCGAACTCCGTCAATCCTGGATTACCCGGTTTGTTCCCGTGGTTATCAGGTGTTGCACAGCGCTTCGAGTCTTACCAGTTTGAGAAACTGAAGTTTGACTTTGAAACCGAAGCTGCTACCTCTGCAACGGGTACTGCACTTTTGGCGCTCGATTACGACGCATCAGATGCAGCCCCTACCTCCAAGACACAGGCGATGGCCTACCGTTCTTCGGTGCGATCGCCTGCTTGGTCTAATTGCCAGTTAACTTCCTTAAAGGAAGACTTGAGCAAACAGAAGTCATATTTTGTCAGACGTGGGGCAGTTCCTGCCTCTGCTGATGTCAAGTTATATGATGTAGGTAACCTTAATGTTTGCACGATTGGCCAGGCCAACACAAACATTATTGGAGAGCTTTACGTAGAATATACGGTAAGGCTAATGACTCCCCAGCTTGGAATAGCTGGACAAGGTGAGTCAGTTTGGGGAAATTTCCAGGGTACAGTTAATTCTGCACCCATGGCCCAGACTATTACCGGTAATTTACCGGCGGCTGTAGGTTCAACTGGTACCACGACAAGCGTGACTACTTGGACATTCTCTCAGCCTTGGCAAGGTATAGTCACAGTACTATTGGATGGAACCGGTCTTTCGACCGCTACATTTACTGGTACTGCAACAAGCTCATTGACTTCACAAGTTGTCAATGCTGCTGCAACTTCCTATATGGGTTTTGGTCCGCTTTCTGCGGCCATCGGCCAGACGTTTATCGTTACCGCTGGAAACACCACTATCACATTAGGTATTGCTGACTTTGCACAGTCTGGGTCCGCTATCTAAGCGTTGACCCTATTCGGCGATCTACTTATAGACAAACTTAATTGTTCCAAAGAGACCTGGTATAAGGATTGGTTTACCCTATGTAACGATCCGATCGACAGGCTGTCGCCGAACCGCTGCTACCCGTAAACGGGGGCAGCCACATTTTGTTGTGTACTTCTCTATTCCTTTCTTGCTTCATGGACTTGCGTCCCTCCCTTGGGCTCCGTTAAAGAGTCATGGAGTAGAAGTTTGGAGTAAAGTTGTTCACTCTGTCATTCGCTCTACATTAAGGTAGAACCCAAGACGACCTCTTACCCATGCCCGGCAGGGCTGGTGAAGTAGGAGGACCCTATCTTGGTGATGTCTCTAGGTCTTGAGACAGCGACCGCCCAAGTGGACGGGTGAGTGACTTTCACACAAATGTGCTTCTCTTTTATCATCTGATAGTTCTGTTCCTGTTTACAGACTATTGTGCCAGATAATGAGTTGAGG